GACCAGCTGCTTCGGGCGTATGAGGATAAATACGGAAAGAAGTATCCGCCGTTCCGCATGGAGATACACAAGGAAGGTGGTCTCGCCTACATGGAAGAGCTGCGCGCACAATTCCCCGGTGAAAATCTGGATGAGCTCATTGAACGATACACCGACCACAGGAGCGAGGAAGAAAAGCGCGCGGAGCTGGATGCTCTGGTGGATGAGCTGGTGCGCCGGCAAAATCGGCACGCACCCTGACCTGCGTTTAAACGTCCGTTTAAGCGCCTTTAAATGATAGCTGAAGGACCCCTTCACGGGGGTCCTTTTGTTATGCACAAATATATTGTATTTAAAAAGGAAGGAGACTGAAACATGGCACTGGAATTTGCCAAAGAGCTGCTGGGTGACGCCTACACCGGGGAGCTGGAAGAAAAGCTGGAGGCGAAGATCAACGAGCTGTATGCTCCAAAGGCGGACCTGGACGCAGCTTCGGCGCGTGCCGACGGCCTGCAGGAACAGCTGAACGCTGCAAACGAAGCCATCGGTAAGTTTGAAGGGCTGGACGCGGAGCAGGTAAAGGCGCAGATCGCGGACTACAAGCAGCGCGCGGAGGCGGCGGAAAAGGACCGGGACGAAAAGCTGGCGGCCGCTGCATTCGATGCGAAGATCGACAAGGCGCTGGCAGACGCAAAAGCGCACAACCCGAAGCTGGCGCGCGGCGCTCTGGACCTTGACGCTCTGCGGTCCAGTAAAAATCAGGACGCGGACATCGCGGCAGCCATCGCAGCCGTGCAGAAAAGCGACTCATACCTGTTCGGCACGGCGGCAGCGGAACCCGCGCCCGCATCCGGCACCGGGACCTCCGCTGTGCCGGGCGCGGCGAAATATACCGCCGACGAGATCGTCATGCGCAAGGCTGCGGATCTGCCCGTGGACTGACCGTATCACACACACTACACAGAAAGGCAAGGTAAACCAATATGGCAAACAACATTGCACTGGCAAAAACCTTCGTCCCCATCCTGGACGAAATCTACAAGCTGGCGTCGCTGACCAGCAAGCTGGACGGCGCGGCGGAGCTGGCGCGGCAGGGCGCGAATGCCAATGAGCTGATCGTGCCCATGCTGAGCATGCAGGGGCTGGGCGACTACAGCCGCAACGACGGGGACGTCAAGGGCGACGTCACCATGACAAATGAGACCGTAAAATGCAACTACGACCGCGGCCGCAAGTTCTATGTGGACGCGCTGGACAATGAGGAGACCGCGAAGCTGGCCTTCAGCCGTCTGTCCGGCGAGTTCATCCGCACAAAGGTGGTGCCGGAACTGGACGCTTTCCGCTTCGCATCCTACGCGGGCAAGAGCGGTATTTCAAAAGCCACCGCAGCCGATCTGCCGGACGGCGCATCGGTGCTGGCGGCGCTGCGTGTGGCCATCACGAAGATGGACGAAGATGAGGTGCCCACGGAAAACCGCCACCTGTTCATCACGCCGACGCTGGACGGCATGATCGCAGACCTGGACACCACGAAGAGCCGTGAGATCCTGACGCGCTTTGCTACAAAGACGCTGGTGCCGCAGACCCGGTTCTACACGGCCATCGACCTGCTGGACGGCAAGACCGGCGGCGAAGAGGCGGGCGGCTTCAAAAAGGCCGACGGCGCGAAGAATATCAACTTCATGGTGATCCACCCCTCGGCACTGATCCAGTTCCAGAAACATATAGTGCCCAAAATCAAAGGGCCGGAGGACGACCTGGACGGCGATCGCCACATGTTCGGCTACCGCACCGTGGGCATCGCGGACGTGTACGCCAACAAGCTGGCGGGCATCTACATGCATAACGCGGCGGAAGCAGGAGGCTGAGAACGATGAGGACAGTTGGTTTGACCTTTCATGAGGATACACAGGCCGCCCCGGCTGTTGAGGCCGGGGCCTCCCTGCCGGAGGCCGGGACGGCCGCACCGGAAGCGGGAGCACAAAACCCCGCCCCTGCTCCGGCACCGGAAAAGGCGCTGGAGGACATGACGGTGACGGAGCTGCGCAGTTATGCGGCGGCGCACGGCATCGACGTAACGGGCGCGGCCAAGAAACAGGACCTGCTGCTGGCTGTGCAGACGGCGGTAGAGCCCTCTGCCGAGCCGACTGGGGCTGTACCCGGTGAGCAGCCGGAGACGGCTGCAGAGTAATACACGGGAGGGATACGCATGGTAGCGGACAAGGAGTTCTACTATTCCACATACCACGGAAAACTTTCGGAGGCGGACGTGGAGGGCTGCCTGGCCCGTGCGGAGTACATGCTGCACAGCCTGACGCTGGACCGCCTGCAGGACGGAGCCTGGGAACAGGACGAAACGCTGGCGAAATGCGTGCGCATGGCGCACTGCGCGCTGGCAGACGCCCAGCACGCCCAGGACACGGCCGTGCTGGCGGGCGGAAAAGTGACCAGCGAAAGCGTGGGAAAATGGAGCCGCAGCATCCAGCAAGATGACGAACAATCCGGCAGCTTCGAGCGCCGCTGCCTGCGTATCGCCGCCCAATATATCCCCATCCGCAGCGGGCTGCTGTACCGGGGGGTGAGCGGATGCTGACGCCGAATGCAAGCTGCACGTTGTATCTGCAGACGGGGCCGGGGGCATACACGCGGGGGTATGTCCCCGCCTGCTTCTGGCAGGACGGAGAGGACGGCGTGAGCATCGTCATCCCCGGTGAACTGCCGGAGCAGTACAAGGGTGAAAAACGGGAAAAGGACTACGTGGTGCAAGGCGAGCGTATGGGCGAGGTCACGGACACACAGAGCAAGCGTGAGTTGATCGCAGACAAGCCCCTGACTGTCAAAAACCTTGTGCACTGTGCATTCGGCGGCCTGCCTCATTGTGAGGTGACGACGGAATGAGCATGCTGGAGCTTGACGTCAAGCTGCCGGAACTGGACGGCCTCGTAAAGGACCTGGGACTTGAAGAAGGCGGACGCGCCCAGCAGCATCTTGTGAAAAATGTTGCACGGCGCATCACCAAGTATGTGCCCAAGCGCACATACAGCAGCATTGAGAACGCCATCGCCCAGGGCCAGGAGCCAGCCAACGGCCGCATCGTCATCCGCGGCCCACAGGTCAAGTATCTGTATTTCGGGAAAGTCATGGCCGGGCGCAAGCCGAAACACGTTACAAACAAAGATATCCGGTACACTACCACGTTCAACCGTCTTGCCGGTCCTTTCTGGCTTGAGCGCCTCATGGCCGCCGAAAAGGACCGGATCATTGAGGATGAACGCCGGAACATTTTAGGAGGCCCATAATGGCTATTTTAAACGATATCCGCGCCCTGTTCGCACAGTGCCCCGCGCTGAAAGATCTGGAGGCACGCACCGACCAGCTGGAGACGGACGCCGAGGGGTACGGGATCTTCCCGGCCGGTTCTGCCATCATCGAACAGGATATGTGCGGAGCGGCCACCTGGCAATACAACTTCATCATTGCCGCCACCCGTATGACGGCTGATGACATCATGCGGCTGGATAACTGCAACTTCACAGAAGAGTTACAGGACTGGGTCCAGCAGCAAAACCGCAAGGGCGTCCCTCTTTCCGGGGACGGCCTTTCTTTTGTCTCAATTTCCGCCTCAAACGGCGCCTTTACAGACTGGGACGAAAATTTCCAATATGGTGTCTACAAAATTCAGGGCACCCTGATCTATGAAAAGGAGTGACGAAGCATGCCTGGAACATATATTACCCCCATGACATGGAACCGCCGCTGGTGGATCGACCTCAGCGCAAACGATTCGCCCCAATGGGCGGAGGTTTCCGTCGGCATCACATCCCGCGGCAACAGCATCAACGAACAAAGCCAGGAATACTACGACATGGCGGGACGCGGCGTGGCCGAAAGCGAGATCACGGGCGTGAGCGTGTCCCGTACTTTCACCGGTTTCCGCAGGTTTGGCGACGCTGCGCAGGACGCCATCATGGACCGCCTGTACGACCTCGACAACCGGAAAGTCAAGTTCATTGAGTGCTACGACAATTTGGGCAGCGGCAAGCCCAACGGCCGTCAGGGCGAGGGCGTACTGTCCATCACGGACGATGGGTCCGGCGACGCCCAAAACCGCGAAAACATCAGCTTCGGCCTCAAGATCCTGGGCACTCCCCAAAAGGGAACTGTCACCATCGGTGAGGACGGCACGCCCACGTTTTCGCCGCAGGCCGCAGAGGCAAAGGCGGCGTCGAAATGAGCGCGGGGTTTGAGTTTGCCAAAAAGCACGAGATCACCATTTGCGGCCGTGCATACCCGTGCGATATCTCGGACAAACGGATGCTGGAGGGCGTCACGCGGGATTTTCCCCGCGTGCTTCAGGCTGCGCAGGCATTCTGCGCGATGGATGCCAAGCTGAAGCCGGGCGGACAGGACGGCCGGAGCGCGGACACCATGGCACAGGAGGCGCTGGAAAAATTTTCGCACG